ACCGCAGCACCAACATTCTGATCAATATTACCCGACTGAACCAAGACCTGCGCCGAAGCGTTGATATTCGCACCACCTAACGTAGTGCCATCCCACAGCGCCAAAGCCTTACCAGTGCCATACACCGGCGCAGTCGTGCCCAACGGCAAAGTAACCGCCGTGCCCTTCTGGGGCCACGGAAGCGCACCAGTAAAATAATCGTGCCGCTTACCACGACGCCGGAGCACGTAATCCGTGACCGTATCGGGACCGTCATCGACATCAACAACCAACGAATTCTGCAAATTCTGATCACGAAACCATGTGTTATAGATCAGGTTGAAACCACGCAACGGCAACGCCGAATGCGAAACAGTATTACCCGCGCCGACCTGCCCCACGGTCGGCAAACCGAAGTAATCCTGAAGCGAAGAAATCGCATAACCGCCAGCCGGAGACACCTGCTGCGGAACAGTAAAAGAAATCGAGTCACCCGGGTTCGCTTGCTCACCCATGAACTTGACCCAATTCGTCCACACCAACCGGTTCGGGACAAAAAAGAAAAAAGAATCCAAATGCAAATTGTCCATCACCGGAAAAATGGGCGTAGCCAAACGCCCAAACATCGTAGCCCGGACATTGAACGTGTCACCGGGCAATACCTCTTCACAGAAGAACGGAATCAAATATCCCGAATCAAACGCAGTCTTGTAAGTCTTCTGCATAGCGAAAGCCGAGCGCGGAATTTCCGCCTTCGGCACCATAGCAAACTGATGCACATTCACAGATTGATTGCGATGCATATCATCTCCTTTAACATTAAAAAGGCCGGGGGTCGCCCCCGGCCCGCGCTACGCGCTAAGACTGTTTGGCAGAAGAACCATGAAGCAAAAGCAAAGGACGCGGAAGTGGAATCAACTCCCCGGTAAAATCGTCGAACTCGCCGATGTGAAACAACTGAAAATCCTCTGGATGCGCATTAAGCACATTATCCGCACCGGGACGGTTCACTTCATCCGCGAACGAGCGAGTAGCCGCACCAAGCGCTGCGACAAACGCAGGACGCCCGTAAGCTTGGGCAGCAACATCCAGCACCGACACAACTTGCATCTTCATAACATCACTCCTATAAAACGCGGCGAGACAAACCAAGACGAGCAGCCGCAACTCTCGCCTTGTCCTTCAAACGACGCGGCGTATTATCACGCCAGAGAGCTTGCATATCGCGGCGCACCCGCCGACGAGCAGAATCAAACTCAACAAGATTAGCCATGTAACGAGAATAGAAACGCGGGATGGGACACTCCTTGCCATCAATAACAACATATCCCGCACGAAGCACATCACGCCAATACAAACGGATCCAATCCGCTGCAATACCAGGTCGAAGAGACATATGAGCGCACTCGCGCTCAAGATCGAAAACCTCACCGGACTCGTCGATCTTCCGATAATCAACGTCGGAAGCATCGCCATAACCCTTGCCAAGGATATAGCGCGCAATGTAAGCGGCGCTCTCAAAGGAACACTCGCCAACAACCACATGGCCGAGACCCCAAACGGCATCCGCAAAACGCGAGGTCCACAAGTAGGGCTTACCGCCTCGCTCCTTATAGACAACCTTGTCACGAAAATCATAATTGAATAGCAGCGAGTGAAAGTGTGGACGGTCAGTACGATCACCATATTCCCCACCACAAAAAAACCGCACCGGAACGCCAACGCGACGCCGGAGCCGTTTCAAAAATAACTGAAAGTCACGATAGACGAGATTCCCATGCTCGGGTAAATGATCATCCGAGTATGTAAGCGTGACGCAGCAGTTAGCGTCCCACAAGGACCCCTCATGCACGCACCGGATAGCCCACATCTGGGAATAATGAAGCCGGCAGCCGACACATCGACCGCACGGCAAAGAGAAATCGAACACCGCGGCAGCCGACAGCACGCGCACCGTGCCGTCGCGCTGCCGCTGTGCTCGAAGCGGGGAATAACAGGGCACCGACTACAGCCGGATGCCACCCCGCATCGGCCCACGCAGATTTGCATACTTGGTCTGCTTCGCATGACCGCGAAACTGCCGAGCCGAACGATTTTTATTGACGCCAAACCGCTTCACTGGACGCATAAAAAACCTCCAAAAAAAAGGCCCCGGGGGACCCGGAGCCTTAAGGTAACACGAAAAACGTGTCACCTAGCACAATTACATCAAGAAATGAATTGTGCAACCGCAGCATCACGACTGTGTCGAAAGTTCGACACCCGTCGCCCGAGCTGCCTTCTCACGGGCCGAAAGCTCCCGCTCAACCTCGGCCCGAACAACCGCTGCAGCGGCCTCCTCACGAGCCGCAGAAACACGTTGAACCGACTCCGGCAAAACAATGCCGAGCCGAGCCGCCTCATCGAAATTCGATTCGTCGGCACAAAAATCAACAAACTCACCCGGGTCATTCTGAAACCGGCTACGAACCTCCGCCGGCAACGCCGCGAAGCTCTCCCGAGCTCGCACCACAACCGCCATCGCCTCCTGAAAATTGCCGACTTCACAAAAGTCTCCATACGTCGGCACCGAAGGACCTTGCGGAAGAACACCCGTAACACCAAATCGACGCACGATAGTATTAATATCGCACTCCTCACCAAAACTCTGTTGAGTCTTCCCGGGATCGCCCGAACAATCACAGCCCGACGCATCCGACATCGGGACGTGATCGTCATAACTAGAACGAAAAACAGGCGGCTTCTTCATGATCACCTCACAGTAATTTGATTAAGATACTGCGCACGCGCAGCCTTACGATCCGCCGGGTCCTTGATCCGCTTGATCTGACCCATCACCGTATCGTAATTCCCTTTAAAACGATAACTACGCGGATCCGTCGGCGCATCAGCACGCGGACGATCCGGCACCAGCGCATCAACAACACGCTGCCGACGATCATCCAAGAACCGCTTCGCCTCAACCGCAGTAGCCGTAACACCTTCCGCGGCCCGCGCAACTCGACCAGCCAACGGCTGATCATCCGTCAAAATATCCTGAACGGCTTGAACCGCAGACGAAACCGCAGAACTCACAGCAGGAACAATCGTCGAAACCTTTTCCATGGTATCCGACGCACCACCGGCAACCTTCTCCAACGGCGCCTGAATATTAACTTCCTGCTCACGCTTGCGAATATCTCGCAAGCGCATACGATGCTCGGAAACCCGAGACAAACCTTCACCCGCCGCTTGCGCGGCAGCACCACCCGCAGAGTGCATAACCGGCATAGAGCCGGTCGGAGAAGGAGCACCCGACGCATGCATAAAACCAAGCATAGGGTTCAAACCAGCGGCCTTAAGATCGGCCACCTGCCGCTGGTAGGAGGTATTCGCCATACGCTCCTGAAACACCATCTGCTCTCGAGACAAATCTACATTCGCCTCGTTCGCTTCCCTCTGACCGAAGAAAGAACCAATCGCAGACAACGCACTCCCCGCAAAGGGGAGAACCGCATCAAGAAAACCGGCCATAATCAGAAATGATCGATCAGGCCCGGCACCGAATACATCGGCAGCGGCCGCACAACGCGGCAATCCATAAAACAATCCAACAGCAACTGCTGTCCGTTCGCACCGGCACCCACCGCCAAAATCCGAGAGAGAGGCGGATCCTCCGAAATGAACGTCGCACCCAACGTCGGCAGCGCCGTAAACTTCTGCGCCAAATGCCACGGATCAATCGTGGACGCCGCCGTGGAACGAAACACGCCGGTGATCTCAGACGGGTTGTAGCGATACTCCGCCCAACGCTCCTGATAACCGAACACAAGGGCGTCGTTCGCATCACCCTTACAATAAATCTCCTTGTTGAGAATCGACTGCTCTCCCAACATCGCAAAAACCGGAAAATAAAAATCATACCGCGTCGAGCGAGACCAATGACGCCGCAGCCCCTGCTGATACGTCAAATCCGCACGACACGACACCAACCCGAGCACATAACCATGCTCGGTAAACGACTGGGTAAACCCATGACCACGGGCCAAATACGTCCCCATCGCAGACAAGTTGCCGAGCGGCGTAGCGCCGCCGGTCAAACTCGTCGCCGACGTCTGCGCAATCGGAGAAATATTAATCGGCGTGCTACCGCCGCCGAGATACTCCGGACGCTGCAGACGCGCATCGGGAGAAATAACCCCGAAATGCGCCCTCACGATCTCCGTATAACGGGTCCCACCTCGCGCATCGCGCTCAAGCAACTTCTGAATCTGAAACGACTGCCGCAACTGATTAATCGTCGCCGCCGTAGCCGCCGACAAATCAGCATACAAACCAGACGAATTCGCACCCAACGCCGCAGCAGTAGGAACACCAGCCACCTTGTTCGTCGTAATACCAGAACCAGAAACCGCAGCACCAACATTCTGATCAATATTACCCGACTGAACCAAGACCTGCGCCG